CTTATGCTTAGAAACAAAATCTGCGATTTCTCCGACCATTACTCTTCCTCGACTGGATTAAACATGGTTTGTGCTATTTCGAGCTTCTTTTGGTCAACAGCGGTCGCAACCTTGTCTAGAATTAAATTATTAAAGACTTCCTCGAAATCTCCAGGCTTTTGAGCAACCGCACTGGCTACTAAATCCTCAATTGTAAAAGTATCCATTTCTTAACTCCTAATATTTGAGTTTATTTATATTTATCCTCCCGTAGGCTTTGCGGACTTGGCTTTATCCAAAACTTGTAGAGCAGATTTATACTGAGATTCATCCTGCATGGATCGGTTAGGATTTTGCTTGAAATGTTTGGCATTCAGAATTGCTTTTTGTAGTTTGTCACCACCCTGTTCAGCACCCCCTTGTTCTGCACCGGGTTGGCCTTGTCCTGGCATTGGAGCCTGTCCGGGCATCATGCCTCCACCCTGCGGCGGGGGATGCTGTCCTTGATGAGGCAGCATCCCTTGCTGATACATGTTCTGCATATTTTGTTGAGTCATCATTTCTTGTTCGGACGCCATATTGGCCAATTGCTCATTTTGAACAATCATCGGATTAATCCATCTCGGATCGCCCGTATCAGCCTCTGCGGCCATCTCCTCATCATACTGCTTAATTTCTTCATCAGTTTGCATAAGGACGTTCTTCCTGATCCAAATGTGCGGGAAATATTTACCGGCCATATCCTGGAATCCACGAGCAAGATTGATACGATTCTGCTCGATCTCGGCATGTTTCAATTCGGTAAAGTAATTATCCTGAGCATAATCAAACTTAATATCAGACTGAATGGCCTCATAATCCTCAAGAGACATAATACCTTTAAGGACAACTTGCTTCTTCAGAAGTTCATAAAAAAGCCTAGAAAAATTAAAGCGAAGACGAACAACGAACTTGGCGAACTTTAGCTCGTCACGTGTAATTTCAGTCGCACGACCCACGGAAAAAAGAGAATCGGAATTGAGACGAGAAATCGGCACATTAAGAGCATTAAGAAATTTCTTCTGGAAATAGAGCACATCATCCATTTGCCCTAAGGTTTGACCTCCGGGAAGCGTCGTGACCTCAGTGCCTTTACCACCCTCACGCCGTGGAAGCCAGTAGTCTTCCAGCATGGTCATGAACTTACGATCATCTCTAATCTCGCCTGATGAGGCATCATAGATGAGACGATTCTTATGCTTGACCATGATGTCACGGACATATTGTTCCGCTTTCATCTTGGGAAGATTACCGACATCAATATACCAGATACGTCTTTCAGGAGCCCGAGAAAGACGATAGATAACTAGAGCGTCTTCGAGAGTTCGTAGCTGATTAAGAGCCTTGATAGCCTTATGAAGGTATGATAAAACCATCGTACCTTGGTTATCAGTAAGGCCAGAAACGATATGAAGTATAGAATCCTTTGCAATCTTAAGGCCAGTTGTAGAAGGCCCAACAACTTTATTTCCATAATTGAAACCTTTATCGTTATAAATGAAGTATTCATTGATCGTCTTGGTCAAGACCGAGTCAACAGGATTTGTGGTATCGGCCCTCTTCTTGGAGATTTCCCGAATTTTTCTGATCTTCCGAGGGTCTACATAGCGTAGTTCTTTGATGCCTTCCCGAGGGGCTTTCTTGTCGATCAGAACATGATAATAAAGACGGCCATCAATATACCATCTTCTATAGATGTCATAGGCATGATGAGAAAAATCGAGGAGTTTGAGACACTGATGAAATTCGTCCGTAAGGGTCTTTTTCATTTTTTCAGAAAGGGAAGGCACATTATCGAGATTAATATCAATAATGGTGTCTTCATCAACTGAAATGGACTCATTGATGATTTCATCCACCGCTCCATCACACTCGGGATGAAGAGACATTTCCCTGTACTTTGTGACAAGTTCGGCTTCAGTTCTGACCGTTCCGTCTAGATCGACATACGTACCATAACCAGAACCGGCAGCAATAAGAACAGCACCGTCATTCTGCTCAGCGGGAGCGAAGGACTGAAGCTTTTCTTTGTCTTCCTTACGTCTAAATTCGAAACCGAATAAATTTATAGCGGCCAATTAATTTATCCTAACCAAATTCAATATCTATCATATTTAGGCACAAATAAAAACGGGCCTCGAAAGGCCCATTTTTCTCAAATTCAAAGCAATTACTTCGTATTAGAATGATGCTTAGAATGTTTGGAGTGATGTGTGCCGGGAGCATGATGTTGAAAAAAATCGAGAACTTCATCCCAAACTTGATGCCAATTTTGAGAAACCTTATACTTATGATCAATGGCCTTAATATTATGAGTCATATCTTCAAACACACCAGAAATGGCCTCATTCCAACCAAACTTTTGTTTATCACCCAAAAGTTCCCATGAAGGAAGAGGTTTTCCATCAAAAGTCTTATAATCTACTGCCTTGGCATATCTTTCCCAAGCAATTTGTCCAAATTCTTTATCTGACATTTTCACTCCTTCCCTTTAGTGGGAACCGTATTAGCACTGGAAGCAATGAAAGATTCAACAAGAGCAAGAATCTGATTTAAAATACTGGGCCAATCAATTTTAACGCCACGTTTTTCCTGTTCTGCCGCTTCTATTATTGATTCATTTACTCCTGCTCTAACCTCTTCTTTTGCCTCTTCATTGAGAGGTGATGCATTAAGTTTTGCTTCTACTTTACTTTTAATATTATGATGAATGTCTGACATATATTACCCTTTCTTAGCTCTGAGGAGCCTGATTTGTATTTGTCGTATCAGACCCATATGAAGGAGCACCATCTCTTCCATCTTCCATCAGAGGCAGCCAGTAATCATAAGCCCATGTGCAGGCAAAGTACTCAATGGCATTACCCTGATCCCAATCCAGGCCGATAGCAGCGACCTGTGAGGGCCATGCTCCAACCATGGTATATGACCTGATCTCAACGCCTGTCTTAGAAAACTGACGAACAACACAATCTGATTTATAGCCTTCAACATCAAACTTTGGATCACGAATATTTGCTTCAAGACGATTAATCCCATTAGACCAAGCTTCGAGCATGGCTCTGATGAGAAAGTTTTCATCATTGATGACTGTGACCTGCCAGTCTTGGAAGGCTCTTTCCCCGGCGACTTTGATACGACGACCAAAATAACCAACTTCGATTTCCGCGACGGTGGCTTCGGGAAGAGCAGCCGCCTTACATGTCAATCGTGATTTTGCCTGAGCGGTAAGACCACCAACTTGCTGACCAATGGCGGCAGCACCAGCGGTGGCTGCTGCTACTGTGCCAGCATTAGGGTTATTGGCATTTCCAGTCCCAAGATTATTCAAAAAGCCTTGGGGTGGGGAAAACTCAACCACGAAGAGTGAGGGTCTTGCACCACCATACTTTAGACCTGATGCTTTGAATGTGTTGATATCAAAAGTCAATGGAATTCTCCCTCTGTTTGACTGTTCTCCAATTTATTTAGCAAATGTTTCATTATTGATTCTCTTATACCCATTCGTTTCATAGCGGCTCCAGCTGCATTTTTCTCACCAGAAGTGCCAGGATTATTGTATAAATTTCTCACTTTATCGGCTCTTGAGAGTTTTGGCTTTTCTTTTTTAAGTTTGTCCATCCACCCAAATGTATCCTGATGCCACTTTTCATGATCTTTTTGTCCCTGAGTTTTTTGACCTCTTTGACCTGGACTTTTTGAACGAATAACATCATCTTTGGGATAATCCGTGGCTCTAGGACCATGAATTTTTGCACCAGCTAAATCCCATGACGCATCCTGTCTTTGTTTTTTGGCCGCACCCCTCATAAAATCACTTCCTCTATGAGGGTCTTTTCTTGTTTCCCATCGTTTAGTTCGATAGCTTATTAAAGTATCTGTATCCAATTCATTCAATAGTTCTCGAAGAGTCTTCATGACCGCTCCCGTTTAGAAGTTTGTCACAACTTCCGAAAAGGCCACGCCAGTCGGGACCGCAATAAAGTTCAATTGAATAAAGTTAATGCTTCTCGCGGGCTTGATATAAATGTCCCCAACAAACTGATTAGCATCAATGATTTGAGGCGTATTATTGGTACCATCACAAACCACAAGGAAGTCATAGATACCTCTTCGTCCCTGGACCATTCTCAAATATGGATTGACCATATTCTTGAACTGGTTCTGAGTGAAGGCATCATTGAACTCGAACAGTAAGTATTTAGAGGCAAGACAAATCGCTTTTTCCAGAACAATAAAGAGTCTTCTCACGTTAATACGATCAAAGGCGGAAGGCCGGGTCTGCATGGTTTTATCACCATAAAGAACTGTGCCTTGCCCAGGCATCGTAATAACTGGATTCATATTGGCTGGATAGAGCACATCCCGATCTGTTTGTTTTGGATTAAAGGCCAGTTTAACGGCATTCTTGATAAGACCACGGTTTAGACCAGCAGGTGACCACCATGGATCATTGGTATGATCAGTTCTTGCACAAAGACCGCCAATGTCGCCGTTTAGAGGAATCCAGCGATAAAGATCATTATATTGGTCATACTGATACTTGTAGCCAGAATCCATGATACCATAGTTAGAAGACTCGATATTATTCTTCCAGGCAACAAGATTTGTCGCTTCATTGCCATACTGATTCAGAATGATATTCTTATCGGGCGAGCAACAAACCACGATATCGCGTCTTTTCTCGGCAATATTCTGGATAAGGTAATTCGCAAGCTGCCATGTCGCACCCAGTTCGCCAGCAGGATAACCTTGTAAGAGAATGCCAATGTCAATATCCTCAGGAGAAATGAAGTACTGATAAGCAGTACCCAAAGTTCCAAGAGAAACCCTTGTTTCATCATAGCCATCCGACCCAAGCTGTAGAGCATAACGACCCGGCTCAAATGAGGTTGCAGTCGCAATATTCGCAGCATTGGCGGAAGGTGCCGTTGATCGATCATTGGCCCACCATAGATAGGCCGAATTTTGATTGATCACATTCTTATAATAGTTGTCGGTGCCATCAATATTCTTGGCGTCCGTGGCACGAGAAAGACCCTTGAAAGTTTCGAGCACAGTTCCTGGCGTTCCCGTAAAGGCCCCGCCCTCATCAGTCACGACAATATGAACTTCATCAAGGGCTGATGTATTGCCATTCCTAAGAACATGCTGTGACTGCCCCGGAGGATATCCAACAACATTAAAGTACTCCCAGAATCTTGCAATCTGTGAAGTCTGATAGGCAGTATGGAGACGATAAGGATCATTAAACTGAATAACCAAAAGAGTATTGGAATTCACATTCGAAGTCCAAACCATATTTGTTGTGTTATACTGGAATCCAATAGACGAATTACCCGAAACGATTTGATCCCCAACAATAATGTCACCAGCGACATTTGCCGCCAAATTATTTCCAGTCCCAGAAAATTCAGCAACGGCCTGATTTTGTCCAATTGAGAACCTAAGAATAGCAGGAGATATATCAATATTAGATGAATAGGTATTTGGATTATCACAGACACCAACTCTAATAGAATTGCCCATGGCTCCTGGATATTTGGAAATATAAAGCACGCCAAAATCGAAATCGCCGGGAGCGGGCGTAAAGGTTCCATTTGACCATGTGCCTGTATTTCTGGAGAAATAATCTGTTTCTGAACGAACAATCTGATTCGCCAAATTATCCACAACGGCATCATCATCCAGAGCGACGGCAGAATAGGTAGTTTCAGGATGAGCAAACCACATCTCAACATTACCAGTATTCGCTGCACCAGCCGAAAGTATAAAGGCCGAAGAATTGACAGAATCAATCGAGACAGAATTGCCTACCGTTGGAACAATAGTCGTATCAGAGACCTGAGTGACATACATACCGGCAGAAAGATAATAAGTATTTCCCGTGAAGATTTTTGAATTTGCACCAGTCGTATTGGCACATGTATAAAAACCAAATGGGGTCCGACCTGATGTGTTCGCTGCTCTCACAACATAAAGTTCATTGGCATAGGCAAGGAAGTTCGCTGCCGTAAAAAACGTTTCGGCATTGAAGTTTGTGGGTTTGCCAAAATATTTAA